GAAGATTGGATAACCGCATTAAGTAATTGATTACCCTTAAGATTAATGTTTGTTAAATATGTTTTTGCCATTTGTTGAGATTCCCCTTATTTTTTTTTATTTTCCCTATGATAAGTATGCATATCCAGAAACACTATCGGAAAATGTTAGCGAAACTGTATTAATGTCTACATATTCTATATCACATTCTATATTATTTTGACCGTAATCCATAATCATAACATTTGGTCTAAAATGCAAATTATGAAAAATATTCCACGATCTAGATGGAGTTTGTTGTTCAAAAGTAAATGATACTAATGCTGAATCAAAATTTGTTATTGATCCCGCTGGACCTTGTGGTCCCGTGTCTCCCTTATCACCTTTGGGTCCTTGCAAACCTTGAAGTCCTTGAGCACCTGCATCTCCTTTAGGACCAGTATTTCCTTGAGGTCCAGTATTTCCAGTATCTCCTTTAGGACCAGTATCTCCTTTAGGACCTTGTACTGGTCCAACATTTATCCAAGAATTACTTATACTATCCCAAATATAAAGATCTATTCCAACAAGATAGCCTTGTCCTGTGGTTCCTGTTGGATGTGCATTTTGCAAATTTGTTAAGGATGTATATTGTCCAAGAATTGTAATTCCAGTACCCGCTGGACCTGGAGCACCAGCTGGACCTCTTGCACCTCTTGCACGAACTACAATCACATTTTGTGCCATTAAATCATCCCCGCATCAACTTCAAACCAACCTTTTAGAAAAAGAATACTTTCTCCATATTGGTCTAAGCCTAAGATTTCATAATATGCTCTAGGGTAATTAAATCTTGTTGTTCTTGCAGAAGTGAATTGAATATCAACAATGCCATTTACGGCATCAGAAATAGTTATTCCATCTCCAATAACCAACTTGATCATTGGTCCCCGACCGCCTGGTTTATCTTTAACTTCAACAACAATATCAACACCAGAAATATTTATTGGATTTTCATCTGGATCTGTATATTGCAACTGCAAATCAAAAGATTCACCTTGAGTGATTCTCCAATTAACGGGTTGGTCTGAAGTTACTGACATATTACCTCTTGGTAAAGCGTATTAGTTAATAAAATTATAGCATTTTAAATTAATAAGTCATAGATTAAACAAAAACCCCGCCAATCCCAGAGGATTGCGAGGTTCTGGATTTATAACTTATTAATTTTTGCCAATATCTACAACATGTTTAAGCCAATCAGCCACTTTTTAAATATCCTCATAATTTGCATCAGATTTAATTCTATTAGCCTTATAACTTATAACAATTATATTTCCTTTTACATAACCAAGAAATGGAATAATTTTATCTAAAGAGGGGGTATTGTCTGATATGACATTTTCCCCTCTAAATAAAGGTATTCCTAAAACTGGACAAAATTCTGGAATTATAATATCTTCTGGGTCAAGATTAAATTCTACATTATATTTTTTAGCTCTTGATTTTGCCCTATTATACATAAGTCTTTCAATAGGTATATTCCAGTAATCTTTTTTAGTCAAGGGCACCCTACATTTTTTACAAACATTATTTATTCCAAATAAGCATTCTTTGTGTTTATGAAATTCAGAAAAAGGTAAAATACTTTTACACATTTTACAGGCTTTATTTCCTTCGCCCCAAGAATCAATTTCTTCTTTTGTATACTGGATCCATTTTTTCATAGATCCAGCATATCACATCTTAATAAAACATGTTAGTTTGATCCTATATCAACTATTTCGCACTCCCCCGAAATACAAGCAAGTGCTTGTGTTCCAGTTGTAGTATCTTCTAATTCGTACATTGATAATGCTGCCCAGTTAATAGATTTTGGCATCTTTGCAAGCATATCATCATACTGCTCTTTAGTAACCTCTTGATATGGAGCTTGAACATATGTGTGATCTGAGTAAGGCAAGAATGAAATTCCTGAAACTTCATCAAAGTTCTTATATACCCAAGCACCCACTTCCATCCATTCCTCTTCCCTTACAGAAACTGTAATAGATGGCTTATGCTCACACCAATGCTTTTGATATACAAGCCAAATTTCAAGCTGTTCTATTGCTGTTAATTTATCTCTTGTAATAGCATTCTTTGGTGCTTTTACTGGAAATGAAAATACGCAAGTATCATTAGGCTTTCTAACGTCGTCTTCTGTTGGAATTCCAGAATCAGCTAGGAATTGAGTTAGTGGATCTTTTTTATCTCCACGAACTGTTCTAATGTAGTAATCAGAATGCCATGGATGCATTCCTGAAGACACCCCGACCAATTGTGACACTGTGCCCGAAGGCTTAACACAAGTTACTGCTGCTGAGGCGGGAATCCCAATTTTCCCTGCCTCATCAATATTTGTAATTACTGCTTGTTGTCTAAAATCATCTAACACTGCTGCAAGTTTTTCTAGACCTTCCTGACCTGAAAAGAATTTATGCCCAAATTGTCCAGTAAGTGAAACTCCGAGTAAACGTTCCTCTTCTGTATTATCCTTCCAAATTTTACGGATATATTTAAAGTCAGTAAGTGTTGACTGCCATGTACCTAAAATTGTTGCAAGATAGATCTTACGCTCAACATCCTGCAATGTATCTTTTTCACGAAGTACGACTTCTGAAAGGTTACAAAACTGATAAGGACGTAAGATAATTTCTGAGCAAGGGTTAGTTCCGTAGTGAATATCTGGATCTCTTCTTCCATATTTTGCTGCTTGAGCTTGTGCTGCTGCCACATTGTATATGCCTCTTTCGCCCGACTTTGAATCATATAGTGATTTCCATTCTGCAATAAATTGTTCCATATCTGGCTTACGTGAATACGCTACTGAGTTATTTGCTAATCCACGTTGTCCGTGTTGCTCCCACCAATTTCCAGATTTAGCTTTTGCCATTTCAATATCATTAATATTAGAAAGTGAAATCATTGCAGAACGACGAACTCCGCCAACAACTACAACTTCACCAACCTTACACATAATGTCATGAGCTTCAATTGGTTTTAATTGACGACCAAGTGCTCCTTTAAAAACTTGAATTGTAAAATCAAAAAGATCTACAAGTGGTTGTGGGCCAGATGATCTTCCGCCCATGGTTTTAAGTCTTGCACCTGCAGGACGAACTTTGCTAATATCAATTTGAGGAATTTGTCCTGCCCAAAGCAGTCCAAGAAGTTCACGATATGCTTTTGCCCAACCTTCTTTTGAATCGCCAACAATAACAACACTATTAGATTTCTCTAAAGTTTCTGGAAGGGCGGGAAGTTTATTAATGTACTTATATTCAACAGAGAATCCAACGCCAGTACCGCACATAAGAATATACATTGCTTCATCAAATGAACGAGCATTATCTACAGGAAGAAATGCACAGTTATATCCAGAAACATTTTCTCTTTCAAGTGCAGTCCCTGCAGTCATAACAGAACGCATTGATGGCATTACATTGCGATTAAATACTGCATCACGCAATTCTTCAACAAGCTTTGAATCAGGAATATAGTTATGCTTTGCTTGCAATTGATTAACCATAAACTTAAAGTAACGATCTACAGTTTCACCCCAGGTTTCTCTGCGATTTTCGTTTTCAAGCCATCTCGCATAACGAGATAAAGCAATAAAATTTTCATATGGGTTTTCAATTGTATTAGACATGTCGCTCCTAGTTAGATTTTGAGTTAGAGATTAAGTGTATCATAAAGAATATTTTAAAATCAAGATTTTAAAGATTTTTATTAATTTCAATAAGTCTTTTAACGGCTGGTTTTGTAACCTTTGACCAGTTATATGTTTTATGAATCAAAAAAGAATTACTGTAAGCTAAATCACTATATTTTTCATAATTATCTGCTACATCTTTCATGTAAAATAATAATTCATCAAAGTCTGGCTTATACATTTGACCAGGGTGTATAGTTGGCCAGGGGGAGGAAACAAGTTTAGATTTTAATGGTGCGGTAATATATTTTTTGTATGAAGCCCACTCTTCTGTACATATTGTTGGAATAGCTTTTGCCATTGCTTGTAAAGGGTTTAAACCAAACCCCTCGCCCCATGATGGATAAACAAATGCATCGCATAAATCATACAAGCCATTAATTTGTTCTGTTGATAACATGCCTTCAATAGTTTTTATATTTGAATAAAAAACTCCAGGTGAACCTTTTATCATTCCAGTAACTGGATCAAAAACTTTAGTTGTGTTCATGCCGCTACATTTTAATACAAGTTCGTAATTTGGATTATTTCCAAAAAGTTTTATAAAAGCATCAACAACCATTTGTGCATCTTTTCTATAAAACGGTTCTCCTATATGTAAAAATCTAAAAGGGCGGGAATTGTCAATTGATCTTTTTAAAGGAATCCATTCATCTTTAATACCATGCTCATACACAAATACTGGCTTATTTGTATGATATTTAAACACTTCAGCACACCAAGGGGAAGTTGTCCACAATTCATCAATAGCAAAATTTAAAGGCTTTCTCCAAGAATCAAATACATCTGTAGATTCCCAAGGAGTGTATCCAATTTTATATTGATCTTTTGAAAAACTATATAGGTTGGGTTGAATAAAAGAAATTCCAATTTTTGCAGAAGCATCTTTAACTACAGGTTCTAATCCTTGATTTTCAAATTCATTAAAAATATTCCAAGATGCTTCTCCGTAACCAACATTACGATCCATATATTCTGGAGCACCAGTAAAAGATATCTTCATAAAATCCCGTCGTTTATTTTAGTATACCATACTGGAAAAATTAATATATTTATATATTATTAATTTGTTTTTAATTTCAAATTTCCAGATTTAAAGATTTTGGGCAAAGCCCCCCTACCCCCCAATTTTTAAACTTCAAAAAAAGGAGATAAGCGATGCTTTACCGAATAAAATCTGGAATAATATTTCCGTCATTATGAGTTCCGTAAAAAGCCCCCACAAACCTTTTCTGATTGTAGCATAAGTATTTAATGCTGTCTAGCAAGCGTAAAGATTGACATCAATTTTGATGCATGGTACTATTAAACTCTACTCTTTACCCCCAGGAGGTACATATGAATAATATGAACAAAGCAAGGATAAGAACAGCGTGGACAATGATATGTGTAAGTATTCTTACACTTATGTTTGGATTAAATACCGAACAAGCCCATGCATTAACAGCACCAACTATATCGTACAGCAGCGATGTATTGTATATCAATAAATATATTAACTTAGTTAATATTAAAAATATTATAAATATTGATATCAGTAAAAAGAAGAGTGATTTGATAGTTTATCGCATTAGTGATTTGTCAAATAATTCAACTTTTACAATGCCCTCATATAGCACAGAGCTAAATCTAAATCAAAGAGTAGACAACAGGGTAATAATATCAAGACTTGCAAATGCAATCTTAAGTCAGGAAACTGGCGGAGTGGGTGCATATTATCGTAAGTCTTATTCCAGTAGCGCATGTGGTGCTTACCAGTACATGTCAACATCATGGGATAACTTTATGGGATACAAGAGTGCATGTGATGCACCAGAATGGGTACAGGATGAACGTATGATCAACGAACTAAAATCGTCATATGCCAAATACCAAAACTGGAAAAAAGCCGTTGCAGCACACCTTTACCCATCAAGAGCAGACAACATGGCAACTTGGAACAAGCCAGTTCCAGGAAACCCTACTGTCCGTGAATATGTCGCATCTGTATTTCAGAAGGCAAACATAGCATACTGATGAAAATTCAAATATTCTCTCAGTATTACAATTTAGCACAGGCGGGTAGGGTAAAACCTCTCGCCTGTCCTAATCATAAGAATGATTACAGTTTTAAAGATACCCTCTATTGGCTAATGCATAAGGAACAAGATGGCAAGATCATGCTATACTGTACAGCGTGTGGGTATGAGCAAACAGTTGGCCTACAACTTTATGAAAACGTTTTAAGGGAGATAAAGAATGCCTAATCTTGGAGATTATTTTGTAGTACATACAACTGGTTGGCCTGCAAGGTTTATACAACTTGGAACGTGGTCAAAATGGAATCATGCTGGTATATATATAGGCGATGGCAAGGTGATTGAGGCTCGTCCGTCAGGAGTTAAAATTCGTCCATTAAGTGAATATGATGGATTGCCAATTATGTGGAGCAATGAAGATTTAACTGAGGCGGAACGGGAAGAATTAGTCAGATTTGCAAAAGGATTTGAAAATAGTGGATATGGTGTATGGTCAATAATTGCACTTGGACTTAAATGCCTTGGAATTTCATTCTTTCCTACAAACTGGATGGCAGTTAGAGAAAAAAGAGTTATATGCTCACAATTAGTAGCATGGACATATTCTCATGTTAAGATCAAGCTATCAAATAAACCTCACGCACTGGTAAGACCGAAAGATTTGGCCTTACGATTGAGCCGCAAACAGGATTAAGATGGATTTTCTCCCTATAGTTGATAACAGGTCATGCGATGGATGTACAAAATGCTGTGAAGGCTATTTAAGGGCTGATATCAACCTATCTGATGGTAGAAAAAGTTGGATGGGAATGAAGGATGATATGTCTTTTCAACCTTGTGGATTTATTGAGGCTGGAAAAGGATGTTTGGCATATGATAAAAGACCTGACAATCCCTGCTCCATATTTAAATGCGATTACTTGACAGATGAAACAATGCCTGATACATTTAAGCCGTCAAGAAGTAATGCAATTTTTACAACTCGGACAGTTAAGGGCGTACAGTACACAATGCTGATTGAGGCGGGACGGAAACTGGATTCAGAAGTCCTATCTTGGGCCATATCAAAACATTTGGCAGATGGAACAAATTTTGCATGGCGGGTATTAGAGAATATATTTTGGATAGGAGATGAGGAATTTAATAATATGATGGCAGAAGACTATCCATTATTATCTCAATCTTCTGATGGCTAAAGTTTATATTGAAAGAGCTTATATAGAGCCATATAATGAAGATGAAGAATCTTGCCAGATATTAATACATATTAAAGATGATAGCAATCATGTATATGCAGGAAAAGTAGAGATTACCCACGATATTGCTTGGATACATATGGATAACGCCGAAAATGGAGATCTTATGATCAATAACTCGGCGGGAATGGAAGCAAATAAGTGGAATCATATAACTAAGGAGATATTGGGCCTATGAGTGAAGAGAAACTAGAGAATGAAAAGCATATATTCCAGGATATACGTGCGATTCTAGAAAACAGTGGAAATGTTCTAACGAACATTCGTGAATTATTAGGTGCAATATTCATCCAAGAGCAGAGAAATTATGATATGTTAGTTATGATTGCAGATAAACTAGGTGCTGATACTGATAAGATGATAAATTTGCACGAACAAGGATCTGTTCTAGCTCCCGCCCCGTCTTTTATTTTTGAAAATGACGAAAATGAAGCTGAGTAATCTTGTAAATAATGTTTTTTACTCTGAGGTTGAAGACAAATATGCAATTCATGCTGGAAAATATATTTTTTATATACCAAAGACTGGTCTAGATCATTTAAAATATGGTTTAGAGGCTCATTATACCCAAACAGAGTATCTTTTGGGATGTTCCCCCGATGAATTAAAAGATTTGGGTAAAATTAAGCCTAGAAGAGGATTCTTAGAGGAAATAGAGTATCAAATAGAGAGAAAAGGCTTTGATACTAAGCATATACAGGCTAATGAATTGATTTCTAGACTCCCCGTCTTTTCACAATCTAGAAATCGCAATGGAAAACAGTCAATTGCAGATAAAAGATGGAGAGATGCATTAAAAAATGAAAATCCCGACGTAATTTGGCTAAAGGAATACTATGAATATGAAGAAGAGTATATAAAATCACATTTTACCAATATAAATTGGACAAAAGGTTCATTTGCCATATCTCCATGTCATATTTATCCAGCTAAAAAAGATAGAAAAGAAGATTCTTGGACTCCCGACAAAATTTGTAGAGATTTAAGTATCATAAATAAAGCTTTTGATAAAATTTCTTCTTCCCCGCTTAATGGAAAACATGCAATCACTAAAGAAGACGCACATATTGCAATAAAATACCTAGATGGATTTAATTTTAATGATCTTTCTGTTACCCGCCAAATTTTATATATGGTTTTAGAGAACAGAATTTCTAATGGATTTTATAATTTTGACCGATTTACAGATATTGGTTTAGGTATATAATTCTCAGCTGATTTTAAGAATCACTTTTGACAAAAATGTTAATATCCAATTTTTATGTATGATACATGTTTGCAAACAAAAAAGCAATTTTCAATAGTCCGCCCGAAAATCGGACATTTGGTGCATATCGGTCATAAATGACTGGTCATAGTTAAAAATAATTTTCAATTTGTCCTATTTTGTCCGTTTTGCGAGTTGATATTTCCAAAATACTCTGCTAGACTTTCATTATTGAAAGGTTAAAGGTTAATCTTCAAGAAAAAAGAAAGGTTCACAAAATGAACACTATTTATCTCGTAAATGTAGCAGGCGAAGGCAATGATGATGTGGCTTTCTCATCTCGTGAAAAGGCTGAAGAATATATCGTGGTGATGGGTGGTAATGACTACTACTCAATCCGTGAAGTAACACTTGATGTGTACTAAATCACATCAAATAAACTTGACTTTCATAACTAAATAAAATAAACTAACACTATAAATAAAAGAAAGGTGGTTCACAAATGAACTACACTAATAAATCTCATACAGTAATTACTACTCCCGCCGTCAATGGCGTTTATCCCGTCACTACCTGCCTAGACTGTGGAGCAAGCGTACAGTACTCACGCTCTGCCTCACGCTACCTTAGCACTGATGGCTCAGGCTCTGTGTGGTGCAAGTCACACAACGCCTAACGGCGTGTCGTGTTGATATTGTCAGACCCATCTGATACTATTCCACTATAAAATTAAATAAGAAAATAACTACTAACGAAAGGTGACTAATATGTCATACTCATTTGATAACACTAACACAGATCGCTGGTCTGAACTTAATGATGAATACCAGTCTATGCTAGATGAACTAGCAGAATCAGAATCTGAATCTGTATTTATTCCCGTTGATAACTTTGATGAATTGGAGATTTTATAAATGATGAGCCGTAAAGATTATATTGCAACCGCCGAGATTCTTTCATCTATTCGTAATGATTTGGATCGTGATACATTTAATACAATCATTGAAAAGTTTTCAGATTATTTCTTTGCAGATAATCATAATTTTTCACCAACCCGTTTTGAATCTGCTTGTTATAAAGAGATTACATTAGTATAAAATAAATGGGCGTGTTATCTTGACACGCCCGCCATTTTTTTTGCATGCCAAAGTTATCCACAGGTTTATCCACAAGCTGTGGATTATAGTTAACCTTACGTTCATTTATCCACGCTCCAAATAATGAGATTATCTATTAAGTTACTAGACAGTAGCACTTTTTTATGTTATACTTCCAGTATTAGAAAATAAAGAAAGGTTAGGTTAAAAATGACTAACACTGTAAATTGGG